GGAGGGAGACCTCTTCAGGTCTCCAGAAATAGCCTAGTTGTTGCGTTGTAAGTTTATCAAAAATTGGATACTTATAAGAATCATACCTTTGAATTCCTAAAGGTTTTCCAAAAAACATAGGTGACTTTTTGGTATCTACTTTTTCTGGATTAAATACGGTCATTCCTTTGATTTCGGTGGAATGCTCTATAGAAGATACCTTAAATTCCATACTTGTTTCTTTCTGCGTAGTTTTATTTAACATAATTTAAACAGTGCAACTCTCACAATTTTCTTGATCAGATTTTGACATGTCATTTAGTAAAGATTGAAGTTCTTGTTTTGGGTCATCTACTACCTCATCAGATTTAATATCATAAGTATTTTGATAATAAAGTGTTTTTGCACCAACTGAATAATAATACAGTAAATCATGTGCAAGAACACTCACAGGAACCTCATTATTTGGGTAGTTCTCTGGATTATAACTGGTATTAGCAGAAATTGCTTGGTCAAAGAACTTCTGCATCACAGCAACAATATTGATATAACCATGATTGCTAGGCATATCCCAAAGAAGCGTATAATGGTTCTTAAGAGATTGATACTGTGGAACAATTTGCTTAAGAGGACCTTTTTTGGATTTCTTAATGGACAAGAAGTCTCTGGGGGGTTCAATTCCATTGGTTGCGTTTGATACTACTGAACTGTTATGAGAAACTAGTCCCTCACAATTATAGTGATGAACATCAGGAACTTCTATATCATAGGTTGGAAGTGCTTCTCCTGTAAATTTAATTTGCTTTACTTTCATTTTTCTCCTTAAATTTGGTGTATTCTTTAATTAATTGTTGTTTTGTGATTGAACATTTTTCTTTTTTAGAAGAATTAATTTTTGATGGAATGATTTCCACATTAATCACCGATCCTATAATTTTAGGATCAATGTCGTTAATAAATCCCATTTTAATTGAATACTTATGATCTAAATGGAAATCTTTAGATCTCATTTCTAACTTTTCAACAAGTTTACCATAAAATAATAAACTTTCATTCGTATATCTATTTACAAGACTTTTATATTTCTTAAAATCATCAATAATACTTTTTTCAATCCAAACTCCTAATTCTTCCATTCTTTTTCTATATTTCTCAGAAGATTCTAAATATATTTCCTTCCAAGAATCTGGATATTTTTCTTTTAGATAATTAGTATTTCTTATATGATTTTTCTTCTTATGATTAATATGAGTTAAAATCACATTAATTTCTTCATCACTATAACCTCTTTCTTCATAATATTTTTTATGAACACCGGATGTGGATATTTGATATTCGCATACTTTTATTTTGGATTCTTCTAAGGTATAACCACGATAAGTCCAGTATTCTAAACACCTTTTTGATTTACGACGCATATCGTATTCTTTTTGTTCTTTCCACTTTTCTCCATATTTTTTAATAAACCACTCATCGGAAGATGAATATGCACTACTTTTTTGAAAAGTTTGATACATCTCACTTCCTTTATTTTTTCCGTGTCTTTTTATAAATCCATTTTTAGAAGTTGATTTGTTTGATTTGTAATCATCTACAATTTTTTGCGATTCATCTAATGGAATATTTTTTCGCAAAGACCAATACATAGGTTCGTATGATAATGAAATTTTTGATTTTTTATACTCAGAGACAAATTTAACTAATTTTAATATAATTTTTTGGTTAAATTTTTCAGGAGGAAGTTCTAAAAAAATATTTTCAAGAAAACGATAGTTCTTTGTTACATATCCAGTTTTTTTTATTTCTTGAATAAAACTTTTCGGATCTGTAACATTAAATTTATTAGTAAGAATTTTGCATATTTTTTGCATAAGTGTAAATAGCGTAGATGCCCTCTATATTTTATTTGTGTTTTTAGGCATTTACGCTTTATAATCAGAACTCCATTATATCATCATCCTCAGTCAAATCACAAGCACATTTCCAAATTTCATTCTCAAATTCACCTTTAACCAAAAACTTATGAGTAGGAGTACATTTAATTTCCTTCCCATTTTCCATAACTAAAGTAATAACCTCTTTCATACCGTTATAATAAATTTTATCAACTTGTTTACGACCATCTAAAGTTGGTACTTGAATTGGATTAATCAAATTATGCCACCCAACAAGATCCTTCATTTCAATTGTTTTCCAATCAATATTATTCATTTCGCAAATTTGGTGAAAATCAAATTCACCTTCTGAAGTCATTATTTTATGTTCCCAAAAAAGACAAGATTCACTTGGCATTTGTGCGGACAATGTTGAGTTCCTAAGACCGTATTGTAGGATAGATGCCCTAAGAGATTCCCAATCATGCTGTAATGGAATTGATGAAATTTTGTCTACTTCTTTTTTATAGGTATCAATTGGAAGAATTCCTTCAGCATACTTAGTACGACTAAAGTATTCACAATGACCCTTTTCTTTTGCAAGTTGATTAGATGCCTTTAATAGGTAATACTGAAAACTTTCAGAAAGACTATGAACAGCATCCCATGCTTCTTGAGAATCGTAATTAAATCCAAGTTTTGCGAGGTAATGAGCAAGACCAATATAACCAATTCCAAGAGCACGACGACGTTTTGTGAAGTTTTCTGCTGCCTTAACTGGATAATCTTGATAGTCAATCAGTTCATCTAAAGAACGAACTGCAAGATCACAAAGTTCTTCCAATTCTTCATCAGACTTCACTTTACCAACGTTGATTGCAGATAGAATGCACGTTGCGATTTCGGATTCATTGTCATCATCAATGTGTTGAAGTGGTGTAGACGGCAAAGTTATTTCGGCGCAAAGGTTTGACATTGTAATCTGATCCTTAAATGAACTATGAGAATTACAATGGTCAATGTTCATAATATAGATACGACCCGTTTCAGCACGTTCTTTGAGGAGAGTAAGAATAAGTTCTTGTGCCTTAACAGTCTTTTTCTTAATGGTCGGATCTTTCTCATATGAAACATAGAGATCGTCAAACTTGTCCGTTCCAAAAGAATCATATAATCCAGGTACATCATGCGGGGAGAAAAGTGTAATTTCACCGTCTTGAATAAACCTTTCATAGAATATTTTACTTAATTGAATTGAATAGTCTAATTTACGAACACGATTATCTTCAGTTCCTTTATTGTTTTTAAGAACTAAAATATCTTCTATTTCTTGATGCCATATTGGAAAATGGACAGTTGCAGAATTATGAGTTAAAACAAAAGTATTATTTTTACCAACAAAATAATTATGATAATGATCTACAGTAAAATCATAAAAAGTTTCATCAATTTGTGAAGTATAAGAATGATCGTTTTTAACAATCACTTCTTTACCAGTTTCATCTATTCCATAAATATCTTCAATTTCCTGTGCTTCCTTCCATACTTTATTTTTAGAATCATAAAAAGGATGAATACTTGAAGTATACAATGTTTCTTTATCACCAATAATGATTTTTTCTTGATAATTCTTTTTGATAGTTGGTGTAAAAGTATTAGAAACTTTATTTACACAAAACAAGTCATTAAATTCATCATAACAATAAACATTATCTCCCACAGAAATATTAGAGATTTTTTTCTTTGTGAGATTTATTTTAATTTCCATTTTCATACCTTTCCAATAAAGTTTTAAGATCTATAGAGCAATTTGTTTGTTTTTTACAATTTTCAGATAAAGAAATATATTCTAAATTATGAATTGAACCAATTATTTTTGCAGGAACGTCATTATAAAACCCCCAAAAAATACTATACTTATGATCTAAAGAATCTGATTTATTTTTTTTAACAAATGTTTTTTTATTCAGTCTTAAAGTTTTTTGAGTTTCTTTATTTACCAATTTCTTATAAACAAAATATTCATAATCATTAGCAATATCAATATTCATATTCTTTTTGATTCTTGTAAATTTTACCTTTTCAAGAATAGATTCTTGTATATCAAGTGCAGTCATTTTATCACAAGAATATCTTTTTGAAATAGATTCTATTGATATATTATCTTGATATTCTCTAACTTTAATTAATGCATCATCTTCACTATATCCGATTTTAACCCAATAATAAACAGATCTTGGACTATTTTCTTTTTGATGTTTAGATACTAATTCTTTGGATTCTTCCATTGAAAATCCCTTAGACATCCAATAGTCAAGAGTTCTTGGAGAACATTTTCGTTTTTTGTTGCACACAATATCATAGGCAGTATCATAATCACATTGTATTTTTGTTTGCGTATTCTTAATTTCTACTTCAAATCTATTTTGTAGATTCTCTTTTCTTTTATTGTATTTTTCTAATCCTTCTTCTTCTCCATATTTTTTGATATATTCATTCAAATCAATAGGTTTTGATTGAACCTCACTAACTTTTAGTTTAGCATCATCTTCGGAATAACCCCTAAAGACCCAATAATCAATAGTATTGGGTCTATTTTTTGGATCCCTAAATGGAGATTTTTTTTCTAAAAAATCATCATAAAGTTTTTTAGCACTATTATAATCTCCATCCGTTTTTTTAAGATAAAAGTATATACTAAATGGAGACTTACTTTTTTTAAGATTTTCCGAGGTCCAAATTAAGTTTTCCATTTATTCTTTATGCATAATGGTATTATTTCCGTTATGATTATTTATAATATCAATAACTTTAACCCCATCAATCTCATCATCCATATCATATGTTTTTCCATCAATTTCAATAGATTCTACTATCAAAACTTCAGATTCTGAGTCAAAACATCCACCTCTGATGCCATTTTGAGTGCAAGATCTGACAGTTGCTTCAAACTTTTTGAGGAATGGAATAACACCTGTGTGAATAACTTCTCCACCTCTGATTTTACTGTTGATGCCACGGATTCTGCCTGGGTTGATACCAATTCCTGCTCTTTGCGCAACATACCTAAAGATTGCAGAATCACTAGACTCAATACTAGGGAGGGTGTCATCAACATCAACAAGAACGCAACTTGCAAATTGACGAAGTGAGGTTCTAACCCCTGCCATGATTGGTGTAGGAATGTTGATTTTGTGTTTGGAAATCGCATCGTAATACCTCTTAACATAAGATAATCTAATTTCTTTAGGGTATCTTGAGAACTTAGTCAAAGCAATCATCATGTACATAAACTGTGGAGTTTCATATACTCCACCACTGCTTCGATCTTGCACAAGGTATTTATCAACGACCTGACGTAAACCTGCGTAAGTGAATAGCATGTCCCGTTCATGATCGATGTAAGTGTTAGCTTTTTCAATCTCTTCTTTAGAATAATTTGAGAGGATTTCTTCATCATATACTTTAGATTGAACACAATTAATAATATGTGTTTCTAGATCAGGAAGGTCTCTTTGACGACCATAAATCTGTTTACGAATTGAAAACAAAAGAAGTCTTGCAGCAACATATTGATAGTTTGGATGCTCAAGACTGATTAAATCTGATGCAGAACGAATTAAAATCTCTTGAATTTCTTTTGTTGTAATACCATCATAAAACTGAATTCCAGAAGTTATCTCAACTTGTGAAGCAGATACCCCAGCTAAATCTTTACATGCTTCTTCTACCATTATATGTAATTTATTCAGATCTAGATATTCTTGATTTCCAGATCTCTTTACTACTTTAGTATCTTTGTTCATAAATTAAACCCTACTTAAACTTTTTTCCATTGATTAAATTTTAATTTTGCGGTCAGTCCCGAAAAAGTATTTTCTTTAATGATAGCTAGAACTTGTTCTTTAGACATTCCTTCTTGTATCATTTTATTAATATCTTTTTCAATTATAGTATCCGGCCAAATAACTACATATTCATTATTATTGATTAATTTTAGAATTTTAGACAAAATTTCCCTATTCCTAGGTTCATTGTCTAGGACATAGACTAATTTTGATTTTAATTTTAATGAATCAAGCGAAATATCAGATCCACACATTGCGATTGAATTAGGTATAAATGTAGAATCAAATGGACCTTCCGCAATATAGATTGTTTCCTCTTTATTTATTGTTTCTAACCCATAAACTTTAGGATGTTTTTCATTCAACATAATTGTGATGTATTTCACCTGATTGGAGGTAATGCATCTACCCTGCACTCCAATCAAATTTTTATTTACATCATACATAGGTATTACAATTCTTTCATCATCATAATACAAACTCTTTTCACTAAACTTTTGAGTATTAGTTAACTTATTAATCCAAGACTTAAACCCTTCAGAATAATAAAACTTACTTGGATCAATATGCCTCTTAAGTAAGTATTGATTGGCAACTTCTACTTCACTAGCTAATGGGAGATTGAGTTTTTTTTTAAACACCGGAGTAGGTAACTCTAAAGAAGTTGAACTATCTCTTTCTACAGAATCTGAATTACTTCGCTCTTTAAACAACTCTAAAGCATAACTTTTGTATAGAGTTTCATCTACTTCCCTCATGAAGTTTTTGAGTGACATACTAGCTTCACAGTTATGACACTTAAAGTTTATTTTATTCTCAACTGTATATAAGTAACCTCTTGCCCTATTTTTATTCTTTTTAGAGTCACCACAAAAAGGACATCTAAAATTGTATAGACCAGACTTTACCTTTTTGAATTTATTAAGTTGTGGGGATAATAAATCAATGTATTTTTCATCAATATACATTATTTACTTGCTGACAGACCTCTCTATTGTAGCAGGTTTATGGGAAGGCGTCAAGAGGCCACTAAAGAATGTTGGATTACTAACAGCAAATACAAATATCATTACTCCACCATAAATTAAGTCTTTAAAACTAATGACATTTCCTATTTTAGAATTAACTGTATCTAACTTACCATCTATCTTAGATACTTTAGTGTCAATATATTTTTTAAGTTCTTCTTTAACTTCTTCTATTTTATCATCCAATTTATCATACCTCTTCTCATTATCCTTTACTCTTTCAAGCAATATTTCCTCATTCTTACTTGTGGTGTTCATCTTTTCCTCATGAACAGCCAACATCTTAGAAATATTATAACTAGTTTTTACCATAATTTCTATAGCTTCATCCATCTTACTAATAACAGCTTCATAATTTGATATACGCTCCTCAATTATGGCTAGCCTAGCTTCATTTGACGTAACATTTGGATTATTTTGTCTAAGCACTTTAACTCCAAAGTTGTATTTATTTTAGAAAAATATTCAATAACTATTTAGAAATTATATAGTACAATGTATAATAATTTATTAATAAATATTAAATTTTTCTTTTAAAAAATTGCATCCATAATTTTCTAAAGCCACGACCAGTCTTCTTCTTCTTCTTCTTCTTCTTCTTCTTTTTCTTTATTACTGGTGGGTGATCTCCAGTAAACTCAGTTCCAGCAATTCCACCACCACTTACACTATTAGTAGGAGCAGCCATTGCTTCTTCTTTAAAGTGACGAATAGACTCAATTAAACGATCTACTTTATTTGTCATTAGATTTTTTCTAACATTTCTAGACAGTAATCATCTTCAATAATATCATGAATGTAATTTCGTGGATATTCTGGTATTCTATTTAAAAATAACAAAAAGCTCTTAATAGAAGGCCACAAATCCAACTCTAAGTTATAAAACAAGAGTGGAACTGTGGCGTCGTCAAAAACATTAAATAGAACAATCAAATGGTTAATAATTAAATGTGTTTTAATTATCCCATTATTTTTGTATCTTTTAAGCAGTCTTTTTATGTATTTAATTCTTTTCAAATCATCTTCAAAATCTGACATCGTGACTGCTTGAGGATTATCATAATTTTTGATAGCAAAAAGAAGATAATTGTCCTCATTTAATTCATTAAATTTCATATTAATTATATAATTTTAATATTATGGAGTTGGATATTCAATTCCATTAGCTCCGGTCTGAATTCCAGATGCAGCTACGAGAACTTCACTCTTAACTCTTAAATTTCCATGATTATCGGTATAAGTTAAAATACCAACCCACCCATGGTGTGCAACATGATAATTTAGAGCTAATCCACTAGTTCCATAATCACTTACAGAACTGGTTGAAATACCATAAACAATCTTGTCATTAGTTCCTGATGCAGACTCACTATATGTTGAATCTCCAATTGTATAAACAGGAAGTTCAGACACATAGAAATCGGTTGATGCAATCGCAGCCCCACTTAGTCCAGATGTTGATGCGATAGACAAGACAGTATCACTAGTGATTCCAGAGATCACTGCATCTCCATAATAATCACCGGATCTATCTCCGAAACGTACTACTTGACCTACTTCAAAGTTAGTGAAGGTGGTTCCGCTTCCATCCACTTGCAGGGTTTCATAATTCAGGCTAACTGTTCCCGCAGATTCTATATTGTCGTTATTGCCCCAAAGAGACATATTTGTTACCTTCTAAAATGTACTTATGTTACTATTTATAAAAACAAAAAAAAGACCCTTAACTATTAAGGGTCTTTTATATTTTATAGAATATTGTCAGGGAGTTGGATCAACACCACCTTTTTCTTCTGCAAGCTTTCTTACTTGCATAATCACAAAGGAAACAATTCCATTTGATTTGAATGCGGGGATGGCGCCAAGCAGTTCAGAAACAATCAGTAAAAGTGTATAAACTGCGGCCTGATTAGCTGTAACAAACGCCCATAGTGCTGCTAGAGACATTTTTACCTCCTGTTGGTAAACATAATAGACTACAATTATTTATACAATAATTATTTTCAAATCTATTATGGAGCTTCTATAACAATTGGATCTTTAATTCCAGTAGCTGCTCTTAATCTATTTTTAATTAAGTTTCTTTTTGCATACTTATCACGATCATCTTTATCTTTACTCATAGTAGAATCACAGTTTTCTTCTACTTTTTCAGGAAGACCTTTCTCAGGTGTTCCCGCAAATTTTCTTAATTCAGCTTCTCCCATTTTTGACATTTCCTTAACTTCATCACTAGCATCGGGATTTTCCCCTCTTAAGTAAGCTAGTGCCTGGCCAGCAAGTCTTCTTTGATTTTTACTTACTGCGGCTTCTTGAAGATCATTAATGAATTTATAATAACCTCTAGACTCAGAATGAGTTGCGTTAGATAATTCAGTCTCTATTGGGTTAATATTGATTATATTTTTCTTATTTGGTGGCATTACATCAATAGGTTCATTTGACTTGTCTTTTTTAGTTTTAGATGCTTCAATAACATATCCTTCTTTTGCTATTTCTTTAGAAATAACTGTTCTTTTATTCTTAATGTATGCATCTTGGTTATTAACCTTCCCATCATTATTCACATCAGAATCTTCTTTACCAACTGGGTCAAGTTTCTTCTTGCCCTTCTCCCCCTCATATGGTGTACCATAATCAGTTAATTCCACACTTAAAATTTGTGGGTTAGATCTTAACTGACTAATTTTTTCTCTAGTAGCATATCTAACATATGAAGTGCCATTCTTATCATTAACTCTAACTTTATATTTAACTTCACCTTTAGAGTTTTTTACTATTTCCTCAGAAAACAATGGAGTCAACTCTTCTATATCTTCTTCTCTAAAAGAAGGAATCTTGTCAACAAAAACTCGACGTAAAGCATTAGAAACAGAATCCGCAACAAAAGTATCAAACTCTTGACCTTCAGTTACACTAGATTTTCCTGCTAATTTTTGTTTAACTGCAATCTGTTCTGGTCCAGAAAGACTACTATTCTGCATATACTGTGAGAATGCAGTCATCAATGGGATATCTTCTCTTCTAGCCCTATATCTAATGTCATACACTGCTTGACGAATTTTCTTCTCAGAACTTTCATCTTTTGGTTGATTTTCTCTACTCTCTCCATCATTTGAAGCAGGTGGGGGTGTAGCAGGTCCCTGAAATTTTCTTTGAGGTAATTCTTCAAAAATTCTTTGTGTCATTTGCCTATATTTTCTTGGATTTAGTCCTTCTATTATTTATAATATTCTCAATGTGTTTAATAGTTGCAATATTTAAACTATTTTTAGAAGGGGCTTTTGGTAGTAATGTGGGTTTATTTTCAATATCAGAAACATCAGAAATCCAAGACTTAAACATCTGTTCATTTTCTGTAACGCAAATTAAATGGTTTGCTCCACGTCTAATAATTTTTCCAGTCAATCCTGTATTTAAATTTTGAACAGTTTCTCCTATATTAAATATCTCCTTATTAATATAGCTTTCTCTTAGTGTCTTAGGATAATCCTTGGGGGATATCTTCCACATATTAGATTCCCTTACATCCATTGAGGATCTAAGAATATCAAATAACTGCATAGCATCTGATCTAGAGTAACCGTCTGGTAATCCTTCTCTAAACTTTCTGTAGTCTCCCTCAGCCGCAGCTAATCTCATTCTAGATGCAGAAACTCCATTGGTATCAGTGTCTCTATCCCCAGAAGATATTACCTCAATAGTATCGAAATTGTAAAGTTGACCATTATAATTTGTAGCTAATCTTTCAAACTCCTTTACTCTATCTGAGCCAGCAATAATTTGAACCCCAGAATACCCCTCTTGATCGGCTAACTTCAATGCATCAAAAATTGTAACTATATTTGGATCATTTATAATTCTTTCTGCATGTTGTGGAAACAACTTTTGCATGAATTCAATCTTAGTATCAGGATCTAATGGATTTTTGTTATTGTCCTGAGACCGGGAAGGAAAAATTAAATAATCACCCTTTACCTGAGCTGCTGCATCAGCAGCAACATCCATTAATTTCTGATGCCCAATTGTTGGTGGATTAAATCTACCAAAGGCCAATGTAAGAATTCCCTGTGTTTTTTCTGGAGGCTGTTCCTGTGGCTGAGATTGAGGCTGAGGTTGCCCCTGGAGAGCCTCAGGGTCGTTCCATTCAGAAGATGGGACCTTTCTTTCCTTTGCAGTCTGGTTAGGATCTCTCCTTCCGGTAACTTGCCTTTTATTGAAATACTTTAATTCCCCGTTTACTGTTTTTGCAACAAATTCTCCATTCTTATACCATCCACCATGATTATCTCCAGTGAATCCTAATTTTTTAGCTTGAATGGATGCTTCTGTTCTTGCTTCCGATATAAATGTAGAAAATGATTTCATTGAAGTAATTTCATTCTTAACTTTAGCATAATTAAATTTCTATTCTGACTTATATAGGTTAAGCCATATGTTCTAATCATATTATATTTATTAGATTCAAAGTATGTAGATGAATTATCGATTCTTTCTCGCATCAGCATGTCAAAATAAGTTCTATATTCGACAAACAAATACTCTTCATCTTGAGGTTGAGATTGTGGAGTAAAGCTGTTAATAGTTTCTTTGACTGTTTCTTCAACGATCTTAGACTCAGATAGTGAATAAAATAATGGCCCAGAATTTACATAAGTTATTAATCTAAACTGATAACTTCCTGTTCCAAGTGAAGTGTTTTCCACTTTACATTTGAATGTCAATAGTATATTTTGTTCACCTCTTTTATTCTTCTCATATATTTTAATCACTGGTGATCGTGGATTATCAACATAAACTGCTTCAAATTGAGTATCTCCAAGTAATGCTAAAAATTTAGAATCTAGATTATCAATTGATATCGAACCCTTAGTATAAAAAGAAATACCGTTATATCCACTATTATTTTCTCTTGAAACAAAATTGCAAAAATTAACAAAGATTTGCTTATAATTAGGAAGTCTAAAATTATTATTCATAATATAAGCTATTTGCTTATATACAATCCGTAAGGATGAAAAAATAGACTTTATTTCATTAGACTCTGATATGGAAGAAATACTAGAAAAATTATACGATAATAGATTAGGCTTTACTTTAAGCATCTGCCCATCAAATATTTGAGAATAATCAGTAGGTATATTTAAAGACGAAAAAATCCCCGCAAAATACAAAGTGTTAATAGTTAAACTTTGGTTTAATTGCGAGGATGTATATTTTAGTTTTATGGTATTTTTACTCCTGGTTCTCAGTTCTTTTTGGCCTTTAATAACTACAGAAACATCAATGGATGAAGTCTTATACAAATTTGCAGAGTTGCTAGATATTATAATGTAGTCATTGCTCATATTAAATTGAGCTTTATATGCCGCTGCGTTTAACTTATAGTCTGAATTAACTTTTGAGATAGCAAACAGGAAAATATTTGATAGCTTGGTCCAATTTTCTTTCTGAAACAAGAACATCTGAGACAACTGAGTAAAAGAAGTGTATATCGCAATACTATCAGTAACATATACTGTAGATTTTGTCTCTGGATCAGTATCATAAACAACTAAAGTAGTGTTATTAGATATCAAGGAAGACAAAACTTCTTTTACATCTTGGATATTTACTGGTGGTAAAGAACCAAAAACAACAGGAGAAGACTTTAATTTAGTGGTAAGAGTATTTAATCGCTTATTGAATCTTGCAGCAATAGCACATACTATAATAATCTCAATTAAATTTCCCCTGTTATATGTAATCATTTTTAGTAGTATTTATTACAAATCGTTGGTTTTTCGGTTTTCTGAATAATATGCATCAAACTCACCACCAGGATAACGCTTAACTAACTTTTCGATGTTCATCTCTACAATTTCATCTAGAGAGCAATCTATAGCCATTAGAACTTGCATAATATACCACACAATGTCACCAAGCTCTCTCTTAATATGGAACACTGTTTCATCATTCCACGGTTTGCCTTGGAATATTAATTTCTTAACAATCTCTAGAAGTTCTCCACTCTCAGCACTTAATCCAACTGCTCCAGTTAAAAGTCTTTCAATTTTTACCTTATCATTAACAGAAAGTGCATTTAACCTTTCCATAAAAGATTCAGAGCACTTAGATTCCTTAGATGTTACTCCATCTACGAATTGTACATATTTGTTAAAGTCAATTCTTTTTTCTGACATAATTTACCTCAGTTAAATTTAAAATTATCAAAGATTTTTCTAGTATTCTTTGATGTGGTTACATCATCTTCTACGTCATAATCTTTTCCGGCATCTATAATCCCGGCTTGGGCTTTTTGTTCACAATCGAACAATCTCATTTTAGATCTATCAATTCCAACAGTGAATCTCTTCTTATAGTCTGCTGGACCGTATCGGTTCTTTAGTTGTTTAAACATAATTTGACCCATTTCTTCAAGCTCGTCGCTTGTAATTAATGCTATCATAAAGTCAGCAGTTGCAGGCAAACCAAAAGATTCTGATGTATCAGTTAAATCTGGATCAGAACTACCATAACCACTTCTTGTAGTCTGAGTTGCGCTAACAACAGGAACATCATACTCTACAGCTAATCCTCTCAGTTCTTCCGCAATTGCCTTAACATAAGAATATGAATTGATTGTATTGTTGGCTTTATATCTAGAAGAAGCACAGATATTCAGATAGTCAATAATAATAAGATCTGGGGTAAACGATTTCTTTAAAGAAAGTTCACTGAGAAGTGATTTAAAGTGTCCAGAATGTGCGGTTGCAGTTGGATATTCTTTTATAATTAGTTTTCCTGTAGTTTTCTTAGCTAAATGTGATAATTTACTAGTAAATATACTCTTAGATATTTTACCTAGAGTATCAAGTGTGACATTAAGAAGATTTGCATCAATTCTTTCTGCAATTCGTTCTTCTGCCATTTCCAACGTAATATAGAGAACATTCTTGCCTGACGAAATAGCCGCACTTGCAAGGTGACACATAACCAAAGTCTTACCAGCACCTGTCCCCCCTAAGAAAATATTCAAGGTCTTCTTAGGTAACCCATTTTTTGTAATTACGTTTAATAACTCAATGTCAAACGGAATCCTATCCTCTACTTTATGATAGAACTCATATCTTTCCTCAAAGTTTTCAAAATAGTCGTGACCGATATTATTATTGAATGAAACAGATAAGGCATCCGACAGAATAGAGGGAATTGCTTCCCTCGTTTTCTTAGGATCGTTTCCATCAGCAATCTCTAAAGACTCAGTTAATGCATTATAAATTGCACGATCTTTACACCATTTTTCAGTAATGTCAATTAACCATTTTAAATCTACACTTTCATCATCATTAAAGCTATTCACCATTTCTTTGATGATTTTAATTTGATCTTCTGTTAAATCTCTTCGATTCACAGCCTCAATTAAAAGAGCCTCTTTAGTAATATTAGAGTTGTACTTTATGATGAATTTTGTTATCTCTTCAAATAATACTAAATCTTCTTTCTGTTCAAAGTAGTCTGTATATAAGTAAGGAATAACTTTTCTAGAGTATTCTTCATTGTATAGTAAATTTTTTAAAATTGTATATTGTATACGGCTCTTATTGATTCTCATTGACCATAACTATAATATAACTTAGCGAGATTATTGAGTTTTTCCATTATTTCTTCGGTGAAATAATCTTGAGGATTTCTAAGTATCTCTTTGCCGAATACTTTCTTCCCATCGATCTCATATCTACCGGCTTTATTTTGCCATAACCCTCCCATTTCTCCTAATTCTAAAAGACCATAATAACGATCTAATCCTCGGTCATCATAGAATAGACGAACCTCTACTTCTTGATTTTCCTTACTAAATCTGGACTTGTTTGTTTTTGCTTTAATGATGTTTCCAATAATTTCAGTTCCTTCTTTCTCCTTCTTTTTGCTTAAGTAGATAATAGTTGATGCAGCGTATTTGAGACCTGAACCACCAGACATTTCCTCTGTTGAATAGAGACTCATAGTTTCATATGTGTGGTTGGTCACAATCATTGGAACGTTAGCCACTCCTAATTTAAGAGTCAGCATCCTAAATGCTCCTTTGATTAATGCCGCTTTTGTCATGTCCTTAGTGTTCTTTTCACCTAGGGTATCTTCAATCTCTTTATTTGAGGATAACATACCTAGAGAGTCTAATACCATGAGCATCTTTGGTCTTTCATCTTCTGGCTTTTTTAAGTAGTGAGAAAGAAGCTTCAAAGACTTAATTCTAAACTCTTCGATTGTTACTACATTGATAACCAAAACTCGGTCTAACTCGATACCCCTACTTGAAAGTAGTGATTTTGTTACAGCAGACTCTGTATCAAAATATATGCAGCAAGATCCTGGATTTTGATCCAAGAAATGCTTTACAATAGCTAAAGCAAAATAAGTCTTACCTGTACTTTGTTTTCCCGCTAATGCAGTAATTTTATTTTCAGAAACACCATCATATAATGATCCTGATAGTAAAGCATTGAATATTAACGATCCTGTATCTATAAACCGTTCTTCTTCAACAATGTCTGATGCTATTTTCGTATATTCTCCACCTACTTCCTTTATAATGTCCTTTAAAAAATCCATATGTTATCTTGATACTAAAAATTGACTTAATGTGTTTGTTTTTTGCGATTTCCATCCAATTACATTTAATATACTTTCGATTGGCTTGAGGAAACTCTTTTCAAATTGTAGCTCATAATCAATGTATCTGTCAAGCTCTAGCTCCTTAGGGAACCTCTGAATATATGTAATTATATTCTCATGGATCGGATTAGGAACGGATAGATAAATGTATTTAATCTTATCTCCACTATTTATTAGGGGGTATTTGTTCGTTAAATTTTTCTTCTTAACGTAATTGTTGTATAACAATGCACCCCGTACATGCACGGGACAACTCTTTGCGTATATGGATACTGATGAATGATATTTTTTTATGTTATTAACACTTCTAGGAAATGATATTTGATTAATAGGCATCTGTTTAAATTGTTCTTTTTTCTGTTCGATAAAATCTATAACTTCATTTTCAGTTGCCCCAGAAACAATAAGTTCTATAGTTTCCTTCATCATTTTGCGACATATAGCAGGAGTAGATGACTTAACTGCTTCAATGCCAATCATTTTTAACTTAGGATGCTGATACCTAACCCCTTCACTATCCCAAACATTCAAAATATAATGTTTTTTAGAAGTCCAAATCCCTGTGCTAGCAATATTTTCTCTTTTCATAGACATTTTCTGTTTATGAACATTCATATATTCACCAAGCTCATTAAAGGACTTCTTAATAAATTCATCAAACTTTGTCTTACATACTTTGTCTAAGAAGTTGATAATTGACTCTTCGTTTCGTTCTTTACCTTGATAAACCAAATCTACAAGAGGACCAATATTCAAGTAAATACTATCAGTGTCGGATGCAATTACATAGTCAACACCTTCTGTCTTTACTATTGTATTAAGATACTGATTAAATTTCCTTTCAATCCACTGAATTACACACTTCCCTGAGTATGTAATGGCTTTTGCATTATCTAACTTATAATACCTAAAGTATTCATTGCCACAAGATCCATAGGCGGAATTTAAAGAAATCTTTTTTGCCATCTGAATATTATGGCATCTAGAAATCTCTTTTTTAGTTTTTGTTATGATTGAAGCATCTACATTTTTATCATTCTCCAGTCTTTCTAGTTTCTTCTTTTCTTCGATCATCTTAGTCTTATAGATGACTCTTTCATTGTACATCTTTTCCATAAGTGCAGGAAGAACCCCATTGACCCGCCTGTAGATTGCTCCATTAGGCGCAATAGTAAAATCTAAGTCCCGAAGGGGACTTAGATCATATACTTTATTCAAAAGTCCTTCAACTGTTATTTCAGATGATATCTTTCTTATTTTTTTAAGAGACTCTATCTCCGATAGAATCTCTTCTTTTGTCATTTCATTTGGATCTTTCCAACTCATATTTAAAATGCATGTAACTTTAAACTATTTACGTCGTAGACAAGAAGATTCCCATATTCTTCTCCACAACATCCATCCAATACCAACGATTGAGAATCAATATGTAGAGTGTGATAATGACCAGAGACCCTGATCCAGTTTACCCCATGATTTCGATCACTTTTCCACCACTCAATTCTATTACGGCTACTAAAGATCCCATAGAGAATTTGATTTTTGAACTTCTTATTTACATCTTTAATAAGAAAATAATCATCATAAGAATCTACAAGGAGCTTAGATGAAAAGTATGCATGAGCTGCTCGGTATTCTACACCATCCACTGACCTAAAAGCAATACCATACGGGAAAGATTCTAGCCAATTGCAGATTTCAACCCTATCAAGATCATTTTCTTCAAACAGTTGCCTGATAGTCACATCAAGTCCACAATTTTGAACTACATCATTACCATGGAGGTATCGAATAAGCTTGTTCTGATGGTTAGATTGAAGTACGATGGCATTCATTTCATCTTGTGCTTTGCGAACTAAAGTGTAAGTTCCAAAGCTATCAGAAACATCACACTTAGAATCAAAAAGATCACCAAGAAAAATAGGAGTCAGATTGTTTTCTTTACAGAAATCAAGAGCATGTCGAAGCTTGTCAGCCTGCGAGTGGACATCGGAGACGAAAGCAAAATTTGGAGTCATTTTTTTCTTTTCAGATGTGGGTATCCTATCAGTCTTGGCGATCTACTCTAGAGTGAAATGGACAGATAAAAAACTGTCTATCACCCAACATCTACAGGCTCAATCGTGATGGTAAGGCCCTCGTTTTGCAGAAGCATTTGGTACATTTCAGCATGTTCTTGGTTACATACAATAACCTCACCGACGCCAGTTTGATGCGCTTGCATCATTATAGCAACGGCTTTCTGTTCGTTCATCTTGGGAATATGCTTCATAAGAGCCTCAATAACTAGCCCAGCAAACACTTCATCATCATTGTGCAGCAACACACGATAATTTGGATAAAATTTAGGCTTAGCTTGAACGTCAGCGGTTTCAACTACTTTAGGTGCTTCAATAGTAGGCATGATTAAAATGGCAGTAATGAATTTACAATAATCCGAAACGGCAGTGGAGGCAAGGTCAAGTGGACGCTACAGAAAGTGTCCACTATTATTATACCTCATAAGTATTCACTTTTATGACTTGCTTTAAACTTTGATTCTCTTCTTTCTGGAGTTGCTCTTGTTCCCTCTCTTCATACTTTGTTCTCAATTCAAGACACACTTCCATTACTTCGGAGTAACTATCATACATTGCAAGATGTGTCATATTGTGATTAAACCTAAATCTAGCAGATGATTCTAGTTGTTCTTTGTATTTTAAACCATGTATAAGATACAAATCTCTTAAATGTGAATCTTCATATCGAGAATAATATAAGACACAAGTGGGCTTCTTAGATGTCCCCAAATAAGTATTCTGAGTAATGTAATAAGATGAATCCCCACCCAGAGTTATTTGCTCATTTACAAAAAACTTCACAGATGTTTGATTACTAAATCCTCTCTTTGCAAAAGAGAAAAAAGTCAATATAGAGTCTCTAACGGCACACTGTAGTACCATAATGTCAAATAAAATAAAAACAATTAATGGAAAGATAAAAAATATGATCATAATTTAATCCTTTTGCTTAAGAAGATACCTATTGGAAATGGATTTGAAGTGAAAATCCGTGTCATAGGACTTAAACACAATCCCTTCCCTTTGCTTCTGGGGGTTCAGGACGGACTTACCCTCAGCCATGACCAGGAGCCCGTCTATGCCGCCTTTAGCCATTCCGGTCATATCATAGCAGGGATCGACCACAGGGACGTGGTGCAGCCCCTGGAGGGGAAGAGAACCGATCCAGTTTTTCCGAGTGACAGGATTCCAGTATCCTCCAGCATCAATGTCATAAACATCAAATACATGAAATTGATGACCTTTGATTCCGTAGTAATTTTTCTGGATGCCTTCACCAATAAGTTCTCCTTGAATGGCAATATTGCGATTATAATAGTTCTTAAGATAATCGACAAGACCAATATCCCTGGCAACTTTCCAGAGAGTATTTCTATCATCCTCAGTAAGATCCCAGTTACGACTGCAAACACCAACTTCTCCATCTTTGACATATACAGTCATGCTGGATCCTTCAAGCTTTTCAGTAACCTCAAAATACTCTACTGCATGATCACCAAAGATTTCAACATAAAGATTCTGGCAACGTTCTTGGTCTGTCTTAGGAATGTATCCAGGGAAATTGCCTTTTACCTTTCCGCTCAGTTGTGCAGGAATAGGGGCTTCCCATTTTTGGATATTCAAAACGGAAGAATAATCGCCATTAACATGTTTATCAATATCTTCATTTAATACAGAAATAGGAAGCAGAAGACCTTGAGAAAGGGTATTCAAGAATTTTTGAGTTTTTAGTCTTTCTCCTAAAATTCCATTATACTCTCTTGGCTCTCTGCCTTTAGAAAGAAATGGGGCAATACTATGAGGCACCCAGGAGTCAATTTCTACATAAATTACCTCTTCATCTATTTTATACTTATTGATTGAATCCACTACCCACCATCCATCTACAAGATAAGAACAAATCTTATCTGCTGTTGGGATTTCTCTAATATCTTTAATTTTTCTAATAGTAGCTAATTTTCTTGTCATGGGGTTAAGTACCTAATAGTAGAGTTTAATAATTCAGGAGAGTCTTTAAAAAAACCTAATCCTTTACATCAAATTCAAATTAAACTTTTGGTTTTCCGTTAGAGTCAAAGATAATTTTCATGATTAATCCATGCAAGCGAGACGAAGAATAATGTTATCAAATTGGTTAGAACATGCTTCCCATTTTTGAGGAAGCCACCAAAAAATGGCGACACTGGCCAGTCCAACTATAAAAGTAATAGCAAATCCGGTTTTCATAATTAACTCCATTAACAACACAAGAATATCAACCCCAAAGGGAAGTGGAGAAAAAAATGGCCACTTAAAAAAGTGGCACAGTCAGGCATTTGCCAACTGTGCTTCAAGTTGAGATATTCTATCGTTTATTTCATCAATAGGAACAAGAGTCTCTGGACTAATGCTATATTGCATAATAATGTGAGGATACAGAGAGTCTAAGTCAAAGTTCACAACGTAATCATATTTTCCAGGTATTGGCTCCTTTACATAAGCTCCCGGATACTTTTCTTTCTTGACTGTACTCTGTGATTTTGGTACTACAACATTCCTTTTCTTTAGGTAATTGTAAATGATTACGTCCCACATCCTAACTTGATAGAATACATCTTCATAATTTACTTTGGCGTCATATGCCATAGTAATCGCCAGCTCAACCAACTTTAATTTATCCTCAAGCTTATCTACTAGCTCAACGTCAATGATGTTGTAATTGGTAAATAGATCCCAGCACTGTTTTTTTATGTATCCATCAAGTATTACATAAATGTATTTTAAGATTCCTAGATCTAATTTCTTAATATTTTCTTCAAGAAATTTAATCTGTTTTTGTGAGGCAAAATTTACCTTAATTTTTACAGGTTCAATTAGATCTTTGCCTTCTAGTCTTTGATATATCATTGACCGAAGCTTTCCTAGATACCTAATAGTAGTTGGATCTATATCTTCATCAGGTGAAACAATAAAGTCTCCACTATAAAACTCTTTAAATGTTTCAAATTGTGTGTGGTCTAGTTTAGTTTCCCCTAACTCAACACTTGCAATATGATCTAAACTATACGATTCTCTAGTCACATATGTAAACTTCTTATAAAGCAACATATAGTCTAACTGAGATACTCCACCAATATCATAATAAACGTTGACTTTGTTATTATCTATAACTTCTTTAGAATATACCGACTTCCAAGGAGATAAGCTATTTAGTTTTTTTTCACCCAGAATTTTTTCAATTCTTCCACAAATATACGGAATATCATAATAGGTACAATTCCATCCAGTAATTACATCAGGAGTATTATCTACCCAATATGCTAAGAATCTATTTAAAAGATCGTATTCGTCCGTACAGTGAATAAAAGTAACATTGGGCTTATCGGTATAAAATGGTCGTACTCCCCATGTAATAATCTTTTTAGTGTTGTAATCCTGTATGGTAATTAAAAGAACTTCTTCAATACATTCTACTTGATCGGGAAATCCATTTTCAGATGCAACTTCAATGTCTATTGTATATAATTTAATCTCTTTAATATCAAAATTAATTGTTTCTTCTGGATAAGTTTCAGAAATGTACTGATAAGTAAACCTGTCATTACCATAAATCTCAAATCCTTCTACATCTTTATATTTGGCCATGAAATCTTTACATTCTCTGACTGACCCTGGCTGTATCTCTTTGACATACTTTTCATCTAGAGTCTTGAATGGGGTTTTATTCTTTGTCGCCACATAAAGCTTTGGACTAAACTTTTCTTTGATTCTAAATTCCTGGCCATCCTCATATCCCCTGACTAAAAAGTTATTTCCATATTGTTTTACATTGGTATAAAACTTTGTACTCATGTTACTTAATAATTTGTTTGTATGATTCTATAAGTTTATCTGTTGGTTTTGCTATTGTTAGTATATTCGTAGAGTGTATCATGAATTCAGTATCGAATGTACAATCTAACCAAGGCACAAGTTCAATTGGATTGCAACTTTTAATCTCATATGGATTTATTAACTTACAATCAGGTTCTCCAAGTTCACTGGCTACTTCTTCTACTGTACTAATTAATACTTTATTTGATAAAACTATGCACTGAATGTTCATATTAGTCTTTAATTGTAGTTTGTGTTTTTTCTTTATATAGTTCCATTAATGAAACAATAGGATCAGTAATTGCAAGGACCGAGGTAGGCTTAACAATTATATTTTTGCTTCCCGATAATCTAATCCACGGTTCAATCTGAACTTTTATATCGTCATCTGTTTCTGCTATGACTTCTTCTTGCAGTAACAAAGGCTCATCCATTAAAGGTGTAACTTTCCATGGACTAAAAAGTACATAATAGGAGTCATTTACCACAGACTCAGATATTTCTTTAACTTGTGAAATAACCTGATCCCCATTTACCATTACTAGTATTTTTATAGTCATCTATTTCTTAAAATACCATCTTAACATAAAAATGGGAGGGGGTCAACCCTCCCATTGAGTCACAGCCAAACTTTTTTATCTGGCGGATCAGGCACGACTTTGTTTATCGTAACAGTTAGTAACCCATTTTCATATTTAACGGCCTTTACTTCCATCCCTTCATTCAATGTATACCAGGCAGTTACCTTGTTTGTGGCAAATCCATGATTCAGATATTCATTGGTCTTATTAATTTTAGTGTCAGCCTCAACGTGAACGATATTCTCTTTAGTATAGACATTCACTTGTTCTTTGCTAAATCCAGCAAGAGAAACTTCTAGTATTTCTGTATTCTTATTTGGCCTATATATGTTATATGGAGGGGCAGATACGTTGGAAATAATTTTTCCACTATACGGTTGTTTTCCAAGAACATCATAAAGTCCTTTAAAGAGACTTTCAGATGTGCTTAACGCTTCATTAACAAATTGTTCCATATCAGATGTTCTATAACGGGTAATTGTCATTTTTATTATCTCCGTGAATAATAGATTAGGATAAGAGTTCTCTTTCCGAACTCTCTTAATACTATATAGTCAAGAAGGTAGTTATTGCAAGGGAGGACAGCCGTACCGCTGGGGTTCGGCTGTCCTTATTTCTAGGATACTGGCTTTTTCTTAGCGCCAATATTGTATTTAGTTTCTAGCTGCCACTCGTCTTTTTCTTTATATGAAAGAACTTTAATCTGATTTAATGGAGCAATATCTACAATACTCTTTGGATCAACAATAGTAATTAAACCCCAGTCAGCTAAAAGTTGACAAATTCTATTTCTTCGTTGTATGTCATTTACCGTTAGATTAGCATGTTTTCCATCTAACGCAAATAGCTCCTTAAAGCTAACGATATAATATTTACCTTGCTTGTGTAAGATATGACAAGACTGATAGATCTTTTTCTCTTTCCTAGAAGCTACCCCAATTCTTGTTAGAGTTTCTCTTACTTTTAGGAAATCATCTGGTTCATTTAAGATGACTTCTATCATCATATTAGGTGACCAATTCACCTGTGGTTCTTGAATAACACTCATATTGTGCCTCCTTCTTCAAATTTCAATTTAATAAGATCAAGTTGTTCTTTTGTTAATAATTTTAGAGCCTGTATTGCCTTTTCATTACTATAATTATAATAACGTTTGACATAATCAAGATCTGTTATAGAGTCTTTTTTGACCCAAGGAGAGAATCTTTTTCTTTTCCTGAGAGTATTTAGGTAAAATGAATATTGCATTCTTTTTGAAGTATTTGGAAAAATATTCATCTCATTCACATAAAAAATACAATCTTCATGTCCAGCTAAACAACGATTAATAACGTAGGGATTATAGCTAGATTCATCAGAGATATCTTCAATTAAATTCTTCTTGGTATGGTTAATAGAGGCTAACCAATCTTTCAATTCATATTTCATATCACTCGGCAAATTCACATTCACACATAATTTCAGTCAATGCTGCTAATAGATTTATCTCTTTATCCGAGGCAAAAGCAGCCTGATAATCATACTTAGCAATAATAAGAACAGCAGAGGGTAATGTACTTGGGACCAAACAAGTATTGATACGATCATATAAGCGACGTAACACAACAGAACTATCGTTATCGATGTTGGAGAAGACCCACTTAGTAACATCCTTATAATTTTTCTCTTTAAGACTCTTAATAAGCGCATCTATAGAAGACTCTGATTGATTTACAAGTATGCCTGTGTTAATTTCACCAGACATAGAATAAGATTGTAAGATATTAATTAGCTGTCTAGTGTCAGGAAAATTATTCTTAACCAACTCTACCAATACCTCTGGGATATATTTAATACCTTCTTGTTCAAGTATATATACAAGTCTCTTATAGATATTTGCCATTAACTTTGGCTTTTCTTTTTTTGGTATTGGGGTGTAATTTAGAACTACACACCGAGACTTGATAGGATCGATAATTCTAGATAAATTGTTACATGTAAAAACAAAACACACATTGTTGTGTAGTTGTTCCATTACACCCCTAAGGCATAACATCACATCGTTAGTTGTACCCTCAAACTCGTCAAAGAATACTATTTTCTTTTTATCATGAAATAATGAGACAGTTGACCCAAATTCTATAACTTGGTTCCTGATTGTATCTAAGTATCTTCCTTCTGACGATCCATTCAAAAACAAAACATCTTGACCAGTTATTGAGCTAATAGTCTTAATTGTCTGAGTTTTACCGCATCCTTTAGTCCCGTTTAGAATAAGACTTTGATTAAATGCTCCTTGGTTTATAACCTCACTAAAGAACTTGTTTATCGCATCAGGTAAAATAAGATCCTCAAACTTAGTAGGTGCCCATTTCTCTACCCATATGTCAAGTGCATTTTCATTCATATTAATATCTCAATAATTTTAGACAAATCCATAAAAGAAAAAAAGCCTTGAATGGCTAGTACATCCCAAGTTTTAATCTTTACAGAAAAGGGTATCATTAAAAAATTGCCAAGCAATCTTAAAATGCATCCTAATGTTACATCAATGTATAGTAATAAAAAATATCCAATAATTAACAAAACACTTCCCAGTATTCTGATAAAATCAATATCAATGTTACATACAATATTTTTTAAGTACATATTTCACTATATGTGGTTTATCTTCTAACCAGAACGCTTCATGCTCGATTTTATTCATAATTGGATTATCTACATTCATAGACCTAGACAAACTACCTCTGCGAGACTCATTAAGTTGCATAGTTTTAGGATCTATATTGAATGGTTCATAATGCCCAAGATGAGGACTTTTACAATCTTGAGCAACGTGTACAGCTTCATGAATGATTGTTTCATTCAAATAATACCGATACATTGTAGGAACATATTTCTTAATGGTATCTGTACATATATGAACAGAATTATCATTAGAGTTAGTTAGACCAAAATAATTCGGATGCTTCTTACACATATATGAATTCTCATAATATGTATGAGTACGAGAAACCAAATTATAAATGTCAGTAGAAGAAGAATTTAAATAAAGAAGAAATTCAAACATAACAAATTAGTAAACATCAGTTAAAATAAGAATCTGGCTCTAATGATATAGCATATCTAATATTGTACTCACTACTCGTAAATTCGGAGATAGTATACTTAGATAGCTTTACCTCATAAGAACTGCTTAGCAGGCGCCCAAGGTGCTCTACCTTGAAGTTTGCGGCAAAATCCAGGTCCGTCTCCCCTAGTATAACACAGTATTCGTTGGAGGTGTTGGTGTCCTTCTTGTTCCTGACCAGAATTTTAACCTGCCCATCCTTCCCTACAACTGACACATCAGGTAATTTGCAGACATAAGACGCTTTAACAAGTTTATCTAATACTTTAGGATTAAGTGTAAACTTAATATACTCATCAGGTAATACTACAGTCAGTTCATTATATGGAACTAGCTTAGGGTCTGCGTAAAAATACTTAAGTTTATTCGGCCCTTCACTGATAGTCATATACCGATCACTGGTGAAGTCAATATCAGGGTCAGAATATAAATCTAAAGAACTAAGAAACTTTCCCAACTCGTAAATAGCAACATCCCTAGGAATATATTCTTCTATTTGAGCTTCTGCTAATATATTTTCACTAGTAGAAAGAGTGTTAATTGACTTCCCCTCTTTAATCATAAGAGTTGGTTTAATAGAGGCAAAGTTCTTTAATATAGTCAATGTTTTTTGTGATAATTTCATATTAGGTATAGTCGTGGTTATCGTAATACATAAGGAGCATAGCATAATGTATGATCTTTAGTAAATCTTTAATATTCTTTCCATCTTTTTTACCATATCGAGAAGCATATTTGATTATATTCGCAGAAGCATAATCAGATATTACACCAGAAGCAGCCATTAAATCTACTGGCTGGATATGATGGTCTATTCTATTTTGTCCTGTGGGAGCATAGTGTTGAGAATATGTATTTCTCAAATAATCTCTAACAAACTCAAGAATTGCTCCTTCGTCATGCTCCCATGGTTCATCTTTTACATGACCCTCTTCTGAGATGTCGCAAATACATGGGGCATCATTGTCATAACCTTGATTTTTCAATTCTCGATGTTCTTGATCAAGTTCACTAATTTCATTTGTATATACGGTATCACCATTATGATATAATGGGATATCTCCAATAAATGACATAATTGTATTATTTTCTATAGAATAAAAGAGGCAAGAGGCAGTGCCCCTTGCATCTTACTACCTATTCAGTTTTATGTCAACACTCAGGGAGATACCATAGGATCAGTATCAACTGAATCTCCAAACTGAATATCTTTATCAAGAGTTTCGTATAGAGTAAGAAATGATTTTTGAATATAATCATCGAAACGGTTTACAGCAAGCTTAAGGGCCTTTTCCTTGTTGCCATAGATTGAATACGCAACAAGAAGATTAACAAGCCTACGAGTAGCAATAACTTCGTCTACTTGATCCTGCTCAAAAGTCTTACGAATACGAGAAGCCCATTCACAAAGGTTGGTAATGAACTGATCATCAGTAATAGACAGAGTTTCTGCAACAGAACGAAGAATCTTAGACTCTGTGGCAACTGTTGGATAGGTTTGATCAAAGGTGATAGCAAACCGATCAAGGAATGCTTCATTCAAAACATTAGTTCCAATGTAGCGACCGTCCTCAGACCCTTTACCTTTAGTATTTGCAGTAGCAATGACATTGAATCCGGGAGCAGGATAAACATGATGTCCGAGCTTTTTAAGGAATACTCCATCACCTTCAAGAATAGATTGAAGACACATGATCTTATTAGATGCCAGGTCAATTTCGTCCAGGAGCAAAATGGCTCCACGTTGGAGAGCCTGAACTACAGGACCATCATGCCAAATAGTGTCACCATCTTTCAGACGGAATCCCCCGATCAGATCGTCTTCATCAGTTTCTACAGTAATGTTTACACGAACAAGTTCCCGATGAAGCTCAGCACATGCTTGCTTTACCGAAAGAGTTTTTCCACAACCAGAAGGACCAGAGATAAATGTAGGGAAAAATTTACGAGAGGATACGATTTTCTTCAAATCATTATAATTACCATATCGAACAAAGGTTTCGGTAATTTCGGGCACATCCAGATTTTCAGAATCAAGATGTTCAATTTTGTTTTTAGAAGTCATAATAAAAAATTAGGGTACAGTACAATTTAACAGAATATTGAAGGAAGGGAGGTAAGCATGGACAGTTTTTTTACCGTCCATGTTTATTGGTTACGAGATCATACCAATAAAATCAGAAAGGAACTTATTATTCATTGTCTTGATTTTCATCATCAGTTTAAACTTCTTAGTAATGACAGATTTTGTATCATCTTTATTGAATTTTGGAAACACAGTGTTGTACAAGAGCTTTTCGGAAACCGCAAAGAACTTATCAAACGCACCATTCTCAATAACAAACCAACGTTCAGCTTCCCATTTAGATCGTACTTCTCCACGCAGTTCATCATCATCATATGCAATAAATCTACTAATAAAACTGCCCAAATCTCGGGATTCTAGAATGCGAATAGCTGAAATACTTAAATCTGGATTATTTGATCGCACAACATTGAGAATGGCATTAAGCTGACTTTCAGTATATGAACTATACCGATTTCCTAAGTATGACAAGAAATGAGTTTCTTTAGTTTTTGGATCTATAAGATAAACATCCCTGTTAACATTACTGCAAATAATATCCGCATATGTATACTCTACAGAAGTCTGATGATATTTTTTATCGTGTCTAATATAACGAAGCTCGTTGGGCTCACCATCAGTAAGTACAATGCAATTTAACTTTTGAACATTATACTTTTTCTTGAACTGGGGAATAATAGTATTGAGTGTCAAAAGAGACTCATATAGTGGTGTCCATCCCATACAATGCATAGGATAACCAGAATTTAATACTCTAGATGCCAGATAATAGAACAGTTTAAGTTGTTCTTCAAATTCATAACTCTTAGTTTCACTATTAAAAATTTCACACAAAGTAAAATCATGAGAGATAAACATCTTATTGTCTAGTCGATCAACTGGAGCATCCTGATAATGATAATTTGTAGAACTTTGCCCAAAAGTATAAACCTTGAATGGAATGTTTTGTCGTCTACAGAACCAGAGAATTTTATACAACTGTTTAACTGTAGATTCAATTACTTTGGACATAGATCCAGACCAATCTAGGAAAATGACCAAACCATGACTCTTTCCTTCTTTAACAATAAGATTTCTCTTGAAAATATCGTCATTGTAGAGATAAGAATGAAGCTTATCACAGTCAAGAACTCCGGTCTTACTTTCTTTGATCTTAGAGTATAGTCGAGCTGATTTTTTAGTTTCAAACTCTTTTACCATGTAATTTACATCCTTTTTAGAATTAGATTTAAACTCCTGGTATCTCTGCTCAATGTGTGTATATTCAAAGAATTTTTCCTTTAATGGGGCATAATAAATATCTGGCGGAATAATTACATTTGAATCAATTTGAGGAATTTCAATGTACTCGTAAGTCTTATCACTATTAGTATTAGTCAATACTCGACTACAATCTTGAAGACTTTGAAGAACATAGGAAATAATCTTATCCCTTGCACTTTCAATGTATTCATCGTCGTCATAATACTTTTTAATTTCTTGTTCTGGACAAAAATCCGAACTGATATCAAAATCAATACCATCATCCCATTCTTCAGTTTCATCAGATTCATCAGATTCATCAAAATCTTCAAAATCATCAATAGAAAATGGATTTATAGCATTATTTAATTCTTCTTCCAATTCCATGATTTCAAATGTTTTTTCCTCAGGAGCGACACTGCGTTCGTAATTCAATCCATAATCTAAATCATGATTAACTAAAGGAATTGAAGACCTATTTTGAGGAGTCTTTAAAGTATTATCTTTGGTATAGAGTCCTGGATTGTAAAAATTTCCAGCTCCACCATCATATCCATTATAGCTATATCGAGGGGTCTTATCAAGATTCCTCATATTTTTCATACATTGAACATACACCACTCCACTTAAGGTAATCATTTCCTTAAATGAGGTCATCTTCTTAGTGGCTTCTACAATACTTTTTTCCTCTTTGGAAAACTTGATGCCAAAAATATTATTGCCTTTGAAGTACAGGCAAAGTCTATCTAGGAAGTTATACTTTTGTGGCTCCATAGACAGCATAAACTGTTCCATTCCGTAGATTTCAGCATACCCAAGATTAAAAATCCTTGGAGTACCGGGGTACTTAAGCTTACATAGATTTTCTACACGAATATCTTCCATTACCATAATAATATTGGAAGGAATTCCGTTATAATTTCCATTAATCATTTTCTTCCACTCGTCAAGTGGAGTCCAAATTGCATGGGAAATCTCATGCAAAACCATAGCCTTATATACGTTTTCAGTAGCATTTGACCAAATAGGAAGAGTCAAACAGCGATTCTGCAAATCGTAAAAAGGCTCATCTACCTTCTTATGCTGAACGATGATCTTTTCTTCTGCAAGCAAACGGGCAAGAAGACCATTCATTTCAAAACTTACGCTCATGTATCACAAAATATCGTACTCATATTAGAGTACATCAAATTTTCAAGCTAATGTATGTCAGTGGACAGTTTCTAAACTGAACTACCGGCCACCTAACCGCCCACCACTTCTACTTATATTTGTACCACGGCCTCCGGGAACTGTACCATAACGACCAGATACT